AACCTATCGGGTGAGAGTGGGCCCTGGCACGGCGCCGGCATGGTGCAGTCTCATGGACTGCCGCAGCGCAGCCCCTGTCAGCGCCCCTGGCGCCGATTCAAGAAGTCCATGCCTCCACGCCCTTCCAGGTCCTCATCCAGGCTGTTGGCGACGACTGTGCCACAACAGTTCTCAGCGAAATTGCCCTCAGCGAGTGTGCGAGCTGTCTCGGCGGCCTTGGCGTTGCTGCTCCTCCTCTGCTGCAGCACCTTTGTCAGCTGGACTACATCATTCCGCTCGCTGGAAGGAGCGCACTGGAATCCTCACCTGGTCGCCTTGCGGATTATTGCGGTCCTGGCGCTCGGCTGTTCCTGCGCCGCAATGTCAGCGGTGCTGGCTGCGCACTGGCCCCATCCGCGTTTCTTCCACGTCACTGGGCGAGACCGCCGCCGACCACCTGGAAGCCTGTCCTCTCCGCCGGTGCAGGCTCCCTTGCGCAGGGCCGGGCCTCTGCCTGCTCCTGGCCGCCGGCCTCAGGGCACTCCCTGCGCTCCTGTCTCTTGCTCCCCCTCCTCCGCTGGTGGCGGCGGGGGGTGGTTCCCGAGCCGATGGCCTCGGCCCCCCGGGCCCGGCCCGCGCACGCGAGGTAGGGCAGGCCGGGGCAGGGGGCCCTGCGCCCGGAGGGATCGACGGCCAGGACGCGGCGAGCAGGGCGCTCCAGTCGGCCAGCACTGTGCCGCTTCGTCGTGCTGAGGGTGGTGAGCCGGCGGTTCACCACATCGGCGATGCAGCTGGGCACGTCGGACGCAGCGGTCTGTGTACCTTCTTGCTGGTGCTGGCTGCCCCCACGTGATGTCCTCTTCGCTGGAGGCCGCGGTGGGCAGGCTGCGCCTGGCGGACGCGCGGCCCCACGCCCAGCCCTGGCGAGGAGGGCCTGTCCGTGTTCGTCCTGCTAACCTGGGCCCGTGCTTCACCCCGGCTCTAGTGGGATCGGCTCCTGGAAAAAGTCCAGCGTCACCGACCGGCAGGGGCCTCGACGATGGTCCGGTCCGGGCATGCGCTTGGAATTGTGTTGCCTGGTCATTCAATGAATGGGGCGCGCGCCCGTCTGTCTGGGCATGGAGCAGCGGCTGCTGCGTGAGCAATACTGAATGGAACGAAGTACATTGACAAACAGTTACGTATTGCTTTGATGTCTCACTTGGAGTTGTCTTGAATTATCGGGGATCATTATGATGCAACGCAGAGTGCGCTGTTCCGAACACTAGTAATGATGCGGCATTCACGGTAGTGGAGATATCCTTTTACGTAATAGCACCTCCGGAGGGATGATTTTCGGCATTCAGAGTGCCATTTGGCACGTACCACTGCACATTCCCGCACAGTAGGGGATGTTGGCAAGGTCGGAGAAAAAAAACGCCGGCATTGGTATCTCGGCGAAATCGATTAGGATGTCACGCTGGAATCTAAGCAACGGCAGACGAAGGACACGCCAGGTTGTCTCCTCTCGCGGAGATGGAGTTTTTTGCGAATACGGGCGCGATATACTTCAACGCTTTCGAAGGAGACACACAGAAAGTCGGCGATCTCTTTCGTATCGAGATTGAGTTTGAGAAGAGAGCAAATTTTGAGTTCGGTGGAGAAAGACTCCAAACTCGGCACTAAGCTTAGCAATAAACTCTTGATGAAAGTCCGAAAGCTGTTTCGTTACCCCTTCCATTTGCTCGCCCCCTCGCACATGCTCATCAATAACCCGTAACAGGTCACGTGACACAGTTTGAATTTCATGATGTGTCGAACGTGTGGCGCTAAGCAAACGTTGCTTGAGAGCCGATATGACTTCATTCTTTCGAGCTAACGCAAAGAGCTGACGCGTTAAGTTCTTTGGCTCTTGGAATCGAGTCGCAGCCGATACTGCTCGCTCCGCCGCCGCAGCAATCTCTCTGTCGCGCTGAGCTTGGGCAATGTCCACACGTAGTCGAGGGTCTGCACCTGCTTGGAAGCTATCCTGCGACCATGCACCGAACGCTCCTGCTGGGCGCGACGTGCGTGGTTCTGAGCTTTTTTTAGGTCGTGTGCACGTTCATAGTGTCGGGGAGAGAAGGTCGTCGTGACCCTGCGACTGCAGTAAATGCAACTGATGTTCCTGGCTAAGGCGCAGCGCGGCGCTTAGGGCGCGCACATATTCGGCTTCATGCTTTTTGCCGTGAAGGCTTGCGTGTGCGTTAAACTGACGAAGGGAGTTTCAGCTTTAATGGATGCGCTGGTTGTCGCGTACGATCACTGTAGCTTATTCCTTGACGAAGTAAGTCGGTTGCAGTTCTTTTGTTTCTGAAGTCCCGACTCCATCTCGGCGCTCAGACCGGAAACATCGGGCAACGTTGAGATTGTCCTGCACCTCCAAAAAAATCGTCCGTGATTGCAAACAGTGATCGATCGCTACGCTGTGACGATGTTCTCTGACGATGCAGCTCGGCTAACAGTGAATGAACCTCGAGCAATACGTAACTGAACGAAAAACAGTTACGTATTGCTCCAGCCTTTCCCCCCACGGCGAGAGCCGGGGAGGAAGTCGTGAGACGGCACTGTAGCGCCCTGTGAGGGCCGTGTGGCGGAGTCGACGAGCTTCTGGTCAACTCGAGCGCCGGCGTGCCGTCTGGATCGATCCTGTGCGGAGTTTCGCCTGGCGTCGAGGGTCTCGCACATTCCCGCAGGTCAGAGCCTCATAGCCGTTTTACCGCTAGAGTTGGGGCGTGACTTGCTCCTGGTGCTCAAGCTCTTCGCCCCTCCTCCGTCGTGGTGACGCTCGCTACTGCTCGAGCCGCTGCCGGTTGGCTGCGCATCGCTCCCATGCCGCGCAGCCGAACTGCGCAGCCGTCCTAGGTGGGTCAGGTACGACGCCAACAAGCGCCCATTGACTGTCGACGACGCACCGGCGTCATCGACCAACCCTTCGACGTGGACCGACTTCGGTGTTGCAGCGGCGGCGGCCGTCGGTGTCGGGTTGGGGTTTGTTCTTAACGGCGACGGCATCGCGTGCGTCGATCTCGATCATTGCTCTCGATGGTCGTGGCCGGCTCACACCGTGGGCCGCTGAGCTGCTGGCCGGCTGTCCCGACACCTACGTCGAGACGTCTCCGTCGGGCCAAGGTCTCCATGTGTGGGGATTCGGAACGGTCGTGAAGGGTCGCAAGTCGGGCAACGTCGAGGTGTACGGCACGAGCCGCTATCTCACTGTCACCGCCAGGCGGTGGCGTCACTGCTCGACGACGTTCGCCGATCTTGATGAGTGGATCGGGTCGCTGCCGCTCTAGGAGCACTCATGGCCGCTCAGGGTCCGAACGAGAAGGCGGTGCGGGCGACGTTGCGGCAGCTCGAAGTGAGCGTCGTTGACGAGCGCGTTGGGTCGGCTGGCGGTGACGTTGGCGAAGGCTCTTGATGCTGATGCGGGGATGGCGACAGGCGGCCATCTCTCGTGAACTACGGGCAACGCTGTCTGAACTGGAGGGCCGCTATGGCGGCACCGATGACGACGAGCTCACACGTCTCCTCGCCGATCTTGTCCTCCCCGGTGGTCGACGCCAAGAACGGACCGCCCCACGCTCGGTGGGAAGTCGCGCAGATTGCTGAGGTCCTTGGCACACCGTTGATGCCGTGGCAGCGCCACGTCGTCGACATCGCCTACGAGATCAACCCTGACACGGGTCGTCTGGTGTACCGGGAGGTGCGACCTGAACTGGTCTCCTCGCCAGTCGGGCAAGACGACGTTGATGCTGGCGGTGATGACTCATCGCTGTCTGGTGATGGGTGACCGTCAGCGAGTGTTCTACACCGCGGAGACCGGCAAGGATCGCGCGCCTCAAGTGGGAGGACGAGCACGTCCCGGTGTTGGAGCGGTCCCCGTTCGGGTCGCTCATCAGTGTTCGGCGCACGAACGGGTCGGAGGCGATCCGTTGGCAGAACGGGTCGTTGTGGTCGCTGCTGGCGACGACGGAGTCTGCCGGTCACGGCGCGCAGGCCGACACGGGTGTGCTCGACGAGGCGTTCGCCTATGTCGACGATCGCCTGGAGCAGGCGATGAAACCGGCGATGGTGGCACGTCCGCAGCCGCAGTTGTGGATCGTGTCGACGGCCGGCACCGAGGATTCGTTGTATCTGAACGAGAAGATCGACGACGGTCGGATGCGTGCTGCGGCCGAGCAGACGTCGTCGGTCGCCTATTTCGAGTGGTCTGCCCCCGAGGACGCTGATCCGGGCGCCGAGGACACCTGGTTCGGTTGTATGCCGGCGCTGGGTCTGACGGTGCCGGTGGATGCGATCCGGTCGGACTTCGAGTCGATGCGTGAGCCGGAGTTCCCGGAGGGCGTATCTGAATCAACGCCAGGACAGAGCGGCGGCGGCTCCGTGGCAGGTCATCGCCGAGGAGCCGTGGCGTGAGTGCGCCGATCCTCGATCGCAGATCGCCGATCGTCCGACGATTGCTCTCGATGTGACGCCGTCTCGGGCGATGACGTCGCTGGCCGCTGCTGGTCGTCGTGACGATGGCCGGCCGCACGTTCGAGGTGATCGGCAACCGTCCTGGCACCTCATGGGTTCTTGATTGGTTTGCCGCCGAGGATCGTGTCGCCCGCTACCGGTCGGTGGTGATCGACCCGGTGTCGGGTGCGAACAGTCTGGTGCCCGAGTTGCGGGCGATGGGCCTCAAGATCATCGAGGTCGGTGCCCGTCAGGTTGTTGCCGGCTGCGGCAACTTCTACGACATGGCCACCACCGGCCGACTTCGTCATCTCGACCAGGTGCCGCTGAACGCTGCGGTGGCGGGGGCGAAGAAACGCAATCTCGGCGACGCGTGGGCGTGGCATCGACGTGACACCAGCGTCGACGTGTCCCCTCTGGTCGCCGCCACCCTTGCCCTCCAGGCGCACGTCGCGCCGGAGCTGCGGCCTGCTGGCGCACCGCAGATCGTCGACCCTTGGAGCATGACCGATGCGTGATGTCGTCACCACCGTGGTCGAAGTCGCCGGTCTGGCCGCCATCGTGGTCGGCGTCGGCCTGTTGAGTGTCCCTGCTGCTGTGATCGTCGCTGGTGTCCTGGCGGTCGCCATCTCCTATCTGGTGGCCCGATGAGTCTGTTCGCCAAGCGTGCGTTGACCCCTGATCCTGTTCGGACGTCGGTGTGGTTGCCGTCGACGAACTGGTCGGGTGAATCGATCAACGAGTCGACCGCCCTCGAGGTCACTGCTCTGATGGCGTGTGTGTCGTTGATCGCCGATTCGGTGGCGTCGCTGCCGATCCGGGCTATCCGGCATGTCGGGGATCGCACCGAGAGGCTGAGGTTCCCCGAATGGCTCGACAACAGCGGTGAGCACACGCTGTACGAGCTGATCCACATGGTGGTGACGTCGCTGGCGTTGCACGGCAACGCCTACCTCTACATCGACCGTGATTCGGCCAAGACGCTGCCGAAGTCGTTGACTCCTCTGCACCCGACCAACGTGCAGGTCAACGTCGTCAACCGCACCAGGTACTACACGGTGAACGGTTTGGTGGTGCCGGCCGACAACATGATCCATCTGCGTTGGTGGACTCCTCCGCAGTCGCCGGTCGGTCTGTCACCGATCGAGATGCAACGCAACACGATCGGCCTTGCTCTCGCCCAGGCGCGCTTCCTCGACCAGTGGTATTCGGAGGGTGCGACGCCGTCGTCGGTCCTCGAGGTCGAGGGCGACATGACCGCCGAGCAGGCGAAGGTGTTGCAGTCGACGTGGGAGACGTCGCATCGGCGCCGTCGTCGTCCGGCGGTGCTGACCAACGGCATGAAGTGGAAGCCGATCACGTCATCGGCCCAGGACATGGAGTTGGCCGAGTCCCGTGAGCAGACGATCAACGACATCGCCCGCATCTTCCGGGTTCCGAACTACATGATCGGCGCCCGAGGCGACTCGCAGACCTACCAGAACAACGAGATCAGCCGGTATGCACTTCGTGACCTACACGCTGCTGCCATGGCTGGTGCGCATCGAACGGGCCCTGTCGACGTTGATGCCCGCTCCGCACGAGTTGAAGTTCGATACGGCGGCGTTCCTGCGAGCCGACACGATCAACCGCTATCGGGCTCATCAGATCGGCATCATGTCGGGGTTCATCACTCCGAACGAGGCTCGTGCCGTCGAGGGTCTGGAGCCGTATGTCGGCGGGGACGAGTTCGTGATGGCGCTGCCTGGTTCGCCGATGGCCGGTCCCGGTGTTGATCCGGCGCCAGTCGGCGTCGACGCCAACCCTCCGGTCTGATGCCGGTCCCACCCGCAGGCCGCTCAAGACGAAGCGGAACGTGGCCTGACTTGGCGTCGCGAGTTCGGACGTGGCGGAACGGCCGTTGGAATCGCTCGTGCTCGAGACATCTCGAACGGTGTCGATCTCCCCGAGTCGACGCTGCGGCGGATGCGGTCCTACTTCGCACGCCACGAAGTCGACAAGCAGGGCACCGGCTGGTCGCCCGACGAGGACGGCTACCCGTCGAACGGTCGCATCGCCTGGTCCCTGTGGGGAGGTGATCCGGCCCGAACGTGGGTGGAACGCATCCTCGATGAGACGCAGAGGACACACGTGACCGACGAATCCCGAGGAATCGACGACGGAATCTACCCGTTCTCCCGATTCAGCGTGATCTCTACGACAAGTTCGAGTCGGTCGTCGAGACCTTCGGGATGTTCGACCAGGGAACCGGAGCGCAGGGCGCCCACTACATGGCCGACAACCCGTTCGCAGCCGAAGGGCTCGCCTGTTCCAACTGTGCGTTCTACGACGGCCCGAGAGCCTGCGAGATCGTCGCCGGGGACATCGACCCGGAGGCTGTCTGCAAGTTCTGGATCATTCCTGAGACGTTGCTCACCGGCGAGGCGCAGGGGCCTGCCACTGAACCCATGGGAGAACCCATGACCGACACCCCTGTCCGCTACGCCGTGCTCGGCGCTGAACAGCGTCGCATCAACGGCCGTGACGTCGAGTTCCGCACCGTCGAGGTCGGTCCGCTCGAGTTGCGCACCGACGGTGAAGGCGACGGCATGACGTTCCGTGGCTATGCCGCCGTGTTCAACTCGCCGTCGGAGCCGCTGCCATTCGTCGAGTCGATCGCTCCAGGGGCGTTCCGTCGCTCGCTCAACAGCGGCCGCGAGGTGCGAGCGTTCGTGAACCACGACACCGGCCAGGTGCTGGCCACGACCCGCAACGACACGCTGCGGCTCATCGAGGACAGCCGTGGTCTGCTCGTGGAGGCGGATCTGCCCGACACCACCGCCGGTCGTGACCTCGCCGAACTGGTCCGCACCGGAACGGTTCACTCCATGTCGTTCGGGTTCTCCGTGCCCCGTGGCGGAGATGCCTGGTCCGAGGATCGCACCAGCCGTGAGCTGCGTGAAGTGATCCTGCACGAAGTGTCGGTGGTGACCGGCTTCCCCGCCTACCCCGCCACCGAAGGTGCCACCGTGCGCACCGTCGAGAACGACGTCGACGAGACCCCAGCCGAGGCGCCCATCGGGCCGCCCGTGGCGTTGCGTCGACGCATCCTCGAGCTCAACGCCAAGCGCTGAGCCGAACCCCGCAGCCCGGAACCGAGGCCCGGAGCACCTTCGTGTGTCACCACCCGCCGGTCACCACCTGCATCCCATAACCCCCAACCTCTTAGGAGACTGCCATGAGCGATGAGCTCATCGAGCGGCTCACCGAGCAGCGCGCCCGTGCGTGGGAGCAGGCCAAGGGCCTCCTCGACGCGGCCGCTTCGGAGAACCGCGACCTGACCGGCGAGGAGTCCGAGCAGTTCGAGCGGATCAACGCCGACATCGACGCGATGGATCACCGTCGCAAGTCCATCCTGGACGCCGAGGCCCGTGAGCGGGCCATCGACGAGTCCCGTGCCGCCCTCGGGTTGCCGGCCGACTTCACCAGCCGCACCGCCCCGGTGCAGGCCGAGAAGTCCGACGCCGACATCATCCGTGAGATCGCACTGGGTGAGCGTCGCAGCTACTCGTTCGAGCAGCGCGGGACGTCCTCAAGTCGTCGACCGGTGCCCCGGTCCCGACGTCGTTCTACGACCGTCTGGTCGAGCACCTCGTGGTGCAGGGCCCGATGCTCGACGGCAACGTCGTCACCATCCTGACCACCAACTCCGGTGAGAACCTCCAGATCCCCCGCACCTCGACCTACTCCGCCCCGGCGGTCACGGCCGAAGGCACGGCGATCTCCGAGTCCGATCCGACGTTCGGTGCGTTCGTCACCCTCGGTGCGTTCAAGTACGCCGCCACGTTCCAGCTGAGCCGTGAGGTCGTCGAGGACAGCGGGATCAACCTGCTCGACTTCGTCGCCCGTCAGGCGTCGATCGGCATGGGCACCGCGGTCAACGCCGGCCTCACCGTCGGCACCGGCACCGTGCAGCCCACCGGCATCGTCACCGCTGCGTCGTCGGCGGTCACCGGCGGCACCGGCGTGTCCGGCGCCCCGTCGGCCGACAACCTCATCGACCTCGTCTACACCTGCCCGGCTCCGTACCGGCGCCGGGGTGCGTCGTGGCAGATGCGAGGCTCGACGCTGGCTGCGGTCCGGAAGTTGAAGGACACCACCAACCAGTACCTGTGGGCCCCTGGCCTTCAGCCCGGACAGCCGGACACCCTGCTCGGCTATCCGGTGTACGAGAACCCGGACATCGTCGCCACGGCGACCGGTGCCCGCTCGGTCATCTTCGGTGACATGAGCTCGTACTACGTCCGTCAGGTGCGAGGCATCGACTTCGCTCGTGACGACTCGGTCGGGTTCGTCAACGACCTCATCACGTTCCGGATCACCTGGCGTGGGGACGGCAACCTGCCCGAGCGCCAACGGCGTCTGGTACTTCAAGGGTGGCGCGTCCTGATCGGACGCATCACCTGACACGGGCTTCGTCTGGTTGGTGGTCGCCCCTTGCCCGTGGGGCGGCCGGCCGACCAGACAGTCACACGGGTCACCGGCGAGGAGCACACATGGGCAAGAAAAGAGGCGACGGTCATGTTCGTCGTGATCCGAGGAGCCGAGGTGGAACTACCGGACTATCTGGCGACGTGGATGCTCGAGGCCAGTCTGGCGACGCTCGTGCCGGAATCGTCTGGCACTCCAACTTCGCAGCGGCCGGCACCGGCTACGGCGTCCAAACTGCCCAAGTCGTCCGGCAGATCAAAGCCACCGGCCGACCGGTCACGCTCTCGAACAACTACGGCACCCAAGGGTTCATCACCTCGTGGGAAGGCATCGAAGTCCTCCCCACCGGCTTCCACCCTACAGCGCCGACATCCTCGTCGCTCACTGCAAGTACGCCCAAGAAACGCAAGGTCGACCCGTCGCCCTCGTGACCCTGTTCGACTGCTGGGTGTACGCCGAAGTCGAACGTCGACGAGATCCCCGTCATCGCGTCGTGGGTCCCGATCGACCACATGCCACCACCCGACGACGTGCTCGCCTGGTGTCGCCGGCCGAATGTCCTTCCGATCGCCATGGCCAAGTTCGGGTCACAGATGCTCGACAGGGCCGACATCGAGCACATGTACGCCCCTCACGCAGTCGACACCCACACGTTCCGACCGAACGCAACCGTCGACGGCGCCACCGGTCGGGACCTGCTCCACATCCCCGACGACGCGTTCGTCGTCGGGGTCGTCGCCGCCAACAAAGGCATGGCACCACTCCGCGAAGCGTGGGGTGAGAACCTGCTGGCGCTCAGCCAGTTCATGGCCGACCACGACGACGTGTGGGTGTATCTCCACACCGAGAAACGAGGGGCGCAGGGCGGCATCGACCTGGTGCGGACTCACCGAGGCGTGCGGCATCCCCGCCGAACGCATCGTGTGGACCGATCAGTGGGCCTACTACGCCGGCCTCGACCCCGAGATCCTCGCCGTGCTCATGGGGGCGATGGATGTCCACCTGCTCGCCTCCAGAGGCGAAGGGTTCGGTGCCGGTCCTCGAGGCCGCCGCCTGCGGCGTCCCGTCGATCGTCGCCAACTTCACCGCCCAACCCGAACTCGTCGACGGATACGGATGGTGCGCCTCGGTCCAACCCGACTGGGATGCGGCACAGAAATCGTGGTTCGCCACACCGTTGATCCATTCAATCGTCGAGCAGCTCGAAGTCGCCTACGACGACGCCCGCAACTCGCAACGCCGACAAGCGGCCCGTCAGTTCGCTCTCGGCTACGACACGATCCGAGTGTTCGACCGCCACCGGCGACCGATCCTCGAAGAGATGGATCGGCGGATGCCCGTGATCGCATGGGAACGCCTGGGAAACGAGCCGAGGCGCGTTCCGCACCCTCGGCGCACTGCTCCCCGATGAGTTCCTGCTCGTCGAGACCGGCACGATCCGTGAACTCGGCAACTGGGAAGGCGACGGCCAGTCCACGATCGTCTGGTCGACGTTCGCCGCCGCCAAGGCCGGCGCCGTCATCACCATCGACATCGACCCCATCGGCGCTCAACTCGTCGGACGACTCAGACTGCCGCACGTCATCGCCTACACCAACGACTCGCTGACGATCCTGCCGACCCTCGCCGGTCCGGTCGACCTGCTCTACCTCGACAGTTTCGACGTCGACTTCGAGCGCCCGGAACCGGCCGCCAACCATCACCTCGCCGAACTCCACGCCGCCTGGCACCTGCTCAAGCCCGGCAGCGTCGTCGCCGTCGACGACAACCTCGGCGCCAGCGGCAAGGGCATCAAAGTCGCCGACCGGCTCTTGGCTGAGGGCGCCACCGAAATCGTCAGCGGCTACGTCCGCGCCTGGAGACTGCCATGAGCATCACCAACGGCTACTGCACTCTCGCCGACCTCAAGACCGTCCTGCGTATCGCAGACAACGTCGACGACACCATGCTCGAGGCTCGCATCACTGAAGCATCACGGGTGATCGACCAGCACTGCGACCGCCGGTTCTACGCCGACACGACCGCCACGGCACGCATCTACGTCGCCGCCGATCACGACCTTGTCATGGTCGACGACATCTCCACCACCTCGGGACTGATCGTCAAGACCGACACCGCCGGTGACGGCACCTACGCCACCACCCTCACCTCGGCTCAGTACCAGATCGAACCGCTCAACGCCGTCGCCAAGGGCGACCCGATTCGAGCGATTCGTGCCATCAACACCCAGTTCACCCGGACCGTCGCCCCGCCTGGGGTGCAGGTGACCGCCAAGTGGGGGTGGCCGTCGGTCCCGTCGCCGGTCGCCTCGGGCGTGCATCATTCTCGCCGGTCGGCTCGTCAAGCGCGGTGACTCGCTGCTCGGTGTCGCCGGCTTCGGTGACCTCGGAGCCATCAGTGTCCGCAACATCGACCCTGACGTTGACCGGATGCTGCGCCCCTACCGGAAACCCTGCTGGTGGCGTGATGGCCGGCAACTCCGCCGACATCCACACTGGACTTCGCAACCGACTCTCCACCATCCAAGGGCTACGGGTCGCCGATCATCTGCCCGAGCAGGTACAGCCGCCGATGGCGGTCATCCAGTTGCAGTCGGTCACCTATCACCGGGCCATGAGCGGCGGACTGTCCCAATGGGAGTTCGTCGTTTCGTGCGTCGCTGGCCGAATGGGTGAACGGTTCTCACAGACGCAGCTCGACGGCTGGATCGCCTACTCGGGCTCACAGTCGGTGCGTGCAGCCATTGAGGCCGACAGAGACCCTCGACGGCGCCGCCTCAACCCTCATCGTCGCCGACATGGTGTCGGTGCGCCCCCTGTCGCTCGGTGACGCCGCCTACCTGACGTGCGAGTTCACCGTGAACGTCCACGCTTAGGAGGCGTCGTGACCGTCTACAAGATCGTCGGCCCGCAACGGGTGGCAGGCCACGAACCCGGCTCGACCGTCACTGACGGCGACCTTGCCGGCCTCAACGTGTCCCACCTCATCGAGGCCGGACACATCGCACCAATCAAGGCCGCCAAGGCCGAACCCGCCCCCACCAACCAGGAGGACTGAGCCGCTATGGCCATCGTCGTCACCAACGCCAACGTCAGCATCGGTGGTGTGGACCTCTCGTCGCACATCACGAAGGTGACCCTCTCGACCTCGCGCGCCGAGATCGAAACCACCACGTTCGGCAACACCGCCCGTCGTCGCGTCGCCGGTCTCGGCGACAACAGCGTTGCCATCGACTTCAACCAGGACTTCGCCGCCGCAACTGTCGAGGCGACCCTGTACCCGCTCATCGGGTCGACCGCTGCGGTCGTCGTGAAGCCGAACGGCACCGCCACCGGCACCGCCAACCCGGCCTACTCGTTCAGCGCCCTCATCACCGAGTGGATGCCGCTCGATGCTCAGGTCGGCGAGTTGGCCTCGGCCAGCATCACCTGGCCGATCGACGGCACCATCGCCAAGGCCACGGCCTAGTCATGGCCCTCATGCGTCTACGGGTCACCCTCCTCGAGGGTGAGCCGTATGAGGTCCCCGTGACACCCAAGGTGATCGTCGCCGCCGAGCGCCAGTTCTCCAAGCCCATGACACAACTGTTCGGCGAGTCCGCCTCGTTCGAGGCGATCTCGTGGGCAGCGTGGAAGGGGTCGCAGCAGGTCGGTTGTGTCGTCAAGCCATTCGACGAGTGGCTCGACGACATCGACTCGATCACGCCAGTTGAGGAGCCACGGGTCCCTTTAGAGACTCGATGACGTTGCTGGTGGCGCAGATCGCTGTCGCCACCGGCATCAGTCCCCTCGACCTGCTGGAGATCCCCCAGGACGTGTTCCTGGCGGTCGTCGCCGTGTTGAAGGAACAGAACCGACAGAACGCGAGGTGAGTCGTGCCACGAAGAACTCCGGCGACCCCCTCACTCCAACGCGCCCGGTCGGGGTCGATCCGCAGGGCTTCGACTTGACTCTGTCGCTCTACAACTCGACGAGTTCAAGAAGAACTCAAGGAGTTCAGCCCCAAGACCCGGAAGGCGATGGACGCCGAGATCAGGGCGCTGTTGCGTCCGATCCTCAACGATGCGAAAGCACTACGTCCCGGAGCAGCCGCTGAGCGGCTGGAACTACGGCGACGGCCGCTACCAGCCGTCGAGACTTCCGTTCTGGAATCCTTCAACGAGCCAGAGCCGGCATCGAAGATCCGACAGGGCGGTCGACGTCGCACCAGGTTCCGCAGAACAGGCGGCCTGGCGCATCGCCAACCTCGACGGTGCGGCCGCTGCTTACGAGTTGGCCGGACGGCAGAAGCCGAACGACATCCTCGGGACGTCGCTGCTCAAAGCCGGCCATCGGCAAACCTCGTCGTCTCATCTGGCGCGCCTGGTACGAGGCACGAGGATGGAAAACGGCGAACACCAAGATTCGCGAAGTCGTCGCCCGCTACGAGGATCTGCGTCCAGCAGGCCCTCAACGCCCAAGGACCGAAGTAGCAGGAGATCAGATGTCCGTATTCATCGACGTCATCTCCAAGTTCAACGACGCCGGAATCATCGAAGCGCAGAAAGAGCTCGACAAGCTCGCTGACGCCTCTCGGCCAAGCCGACGCAGGAATCGCGTCTGGCGTCATGGACGCCGGCAAGTCGCTGACGTTCGGTGTGACGCTCCCCATCGTCGGCGCCGGTGCCGTCGCCACGAAGTGGGCGTCGGATGCCGCCGAGTCGGCCAACAAGGTCAACGTGGTGTTCGGCGAGCAAGCCGCCACGGTCCTCGGCTGGGCGAAGGACTCCGAGCGGGCGTTCGGGCTGTCCGAGGGACAGGCCGATAGTTTCTTCGGCTCGGTGGGCACCATGCTCAAGGGGTTCGGCATCGACATGGGTGTCGTGCCGGACATGAGCAAAGCGGTCCTCGGCCTCGCCGCTGATCTCGGTTCGTTTCACAACGTTGACACCGCCACGGTGCTCGACATGATCTCGGCGTCGTTCCGAGGCGAGTACGACTCGATCCAGCGGCTCATCCCGACAATGAGCGCAGCGGAGGTCCAGACCCGAGCGTTGGCGATGACCGGCAAAGAGTCCGCCGATTCGTTGACCGCCCAAGAGAAGGCGCTGGCCACCTATCAGCTGCTGCTCGAAGGCGCCGGTCCGGCAACCGGTGACTTCGCCCGCACGCAGGACGGGGCGGCGAACTCGACGAGGATCGCCACCGCTCAGATCAAGTCGGCGGGTGAGCAGATCGGGTCGGTGTTCCTGCCGATCGTGTCGAAGATCGCTGGCAAGATCGCCGAGTGGGCCGACAAGTTCCAGGGGCTTGACAAGGGCACGCAGCAGATCATCATCGTCGTGGCCGGCGTGGCCGCCGCCCTCGGCCCCCTGCTCATCGCTCTCGGTGCCGCCGCCAAGGCGGTGCTGGCCATCAACGCAGCCATGGCGCTGCTGGCCGCCAACCCGGTGGTGCTCGCCATCACGGCGATCGTGCTGGCCGTCGCCGCTCTCGTGGCTGGCGTCATCTACGCATACAACAACTTCGAGTGGTTCCGCAGTTTCATCGATCAGGCATGGGACGACATCCAGCAGGCGATCACGTTCGCCTGGGAGAACGTCATCAAGCCGATCTGGAACGCGATCGTCTGGTACATCCAGAACCTGTTGATCCCCTGATTACAAGATGTTGTGGGAGATCGTGAAGTTCGTGTTCGAGGCGATCGCCGCCTACATCTCGTTCGTGTGGGGCAACATCATCAGCCCCGTGTTCAACTTCATCAGAGCGGGCATCACGACGCTCATCGGAGCGTTCGTTTCAATCAAGGACGGCATCGGCGGGGCGTTCTCGACGATCTACGACGTCATCACCACACCGTTTCGGGCGGCATTCAACTTCATCGCTGACGCATGGAACAACACCGTCGGTCGCATCTCGTTCGAGGTCCCCGGATGGGTGCCCGGTCTCGGCGGCAAAGGGTTCTCCATCCCCAAGATTCCGAAGTTCGCAGCTGGTGGGATGTTCAACACCCAACTGTCCGGCGGTGCCGGTCTCGCCGTGCTGCACGACAACGAGATGATCCTCAACCCGCAACAGCAGGCCGCCGTGTTCGGAGGTCGAGGTCTCGGTGGCGGGTCGCCGATCAACATCGTCATCAACACCGTTGCCGGTGATCCGCTGGCCATCGAACGGGTGGTGCTGGATGCCATTGGGCGGGCTCGGGTGCGTGGCGCCACGACGCTGGTCCCATGAGCCTCCCCACGCTCGAGGTCCTGTTCGCACCGTCTGTGGTCGGCGCCGACTTCGGAACCCGAATGGTGCTCGACGTGTCGCTGCTCGACACCGGCACGCTCGGCGACGGCGCCCTGTTCTACGACATCACCAACTACGCCCGGTCGATCTCGACGTCACGGGGCCGGCGGCGGGCGTTGGACCGTTTTGGTACCGGCACCTGCCAGATCACCCTGGACAACCGTGACCGCCGCTTCGATCCGACGAACACCGCCAGCCCTTACTACAACTCCACGGTCGGCGTGTCCGGCGTGGTTCCGTCCGTGCCGGTCGTGGTGCGCGCGACATGGAACGGCGTCACCTACCCGGTGTTCCGAGGGTTCATCGACTCCTGGTCATTCGCCTACAGCGACGCCGGTGTCGGCGACGCTACCGCCACGATTGCCTGCTCGGACGCCTTCAAGCCGCTCTCCGCAGTGATCGGTGGCCTGCCGAACTCGACTGCGATCTCCAGCTCGGGAACGACGAAGATCGACGTGGGCGTGTCGGGGACCGTCACGAGCACAGGCGGCGGCCTCGGGTTCCAGACGGTCGACTACCAGATCATCTACAACGAAGTCCCGACGAACTCCCAGAACGTCTTTGTGTCGAACGGCACCGAAACCACACCGATCATCGGCACCGCCGGTGATCTGCCCGGCGCGAGGGTCCACACCGATCCTCGACGCCATTTCGTGGCCCGACAATCTGCGATCCATCGACACCGGCAACACCCGCCTTTCACCGCAGAACGCCACACAGACCGTCCTCGAGATGCTCCAGGAGATCGCCTCCACAGAGGTCGGCGCCCTGTATGTCGAGGACGACGGGTCGATCGTGTTCGCCGACCGGTACAGCCTCATTTCCGACACTCGGGCGCTGACCAGTCAGGCCACATACGACACCACGACAATGGGCGGCAAGTGGTTCCGTGACGTCGAGATCGTCTATGACGACCAGTTGATCCGCAACATCATCAGGGTGACGCGCAAGACCACCGACTCGACGAACGGCGACACCCTGTCGGGTACGACGGTGATGACGTCGAACATCGAGTCTCAGTCGTTGTACGGGGCCCGACAGTTGGACCTTGAGCTGCCGATTCCGACGACAGTCGACTCGGACAGCAACTACGGCAGTCGCAGGCGATCGGCATCGCGTTGATGCTGGCCTCGGTCTACGCCAATCCGGAGTTGCGACCGGCGGCCCTTTCGTTCATCGCCCAGTCCGATGAGACGCAGCTGTATCCCGAGCTGCTGGGACGACGGATCTTCGATCGAGTGACGGTGAAGTTCAACGTGCCAGGAGGCGGGTCGGCAATCAACCTGGGACTGCTTCATCGAACGCATCGATCACACGATCACTCCCGACCGGTGGGAGACGACGTTCGGTCTGGCATCGGCCACCTGACTGCACGGGCTTTTTCATTCTCGACAACGATTCGTCGGGGCTTCTCGACGGCAACAGACTCGCTTACTGAGCAGGGAGACACAGATGGGTTCTGGCTACAAGAAACTTCACGGCCGGTTCAGTGCTGACCGCTTCTGACACCAACAACTATCTGATGACCCAGTCGATCATGTATTTCTCGTCGACGACAGCGAGAGACACTGCGCTCCCTTCGCCGGTCGATGGCATGACGGCTTACATCGGATCGAACGACGCCAATGAAGGTCTCTGGACTTACAACGGGACGTCGTGGCAGAAGGGGCCGGGCTGGAACGCCCCGTGGGGCGTTGTGACGGCGACATCGGGAGGCACGAACGGTCGTGGTTACGCAACGACGACCTCTTCGTCGAGCACCACAACCAGCACTACTGATTGGTCAGGTCTGACCGTCACGTTCACGGCAATCAACAACCGCATTTATCGGACCATCGTGACGGGCAACTTGACGTCCGATAACGCTTCCGGGTCCGACTACGTCCGACTTGTGATTGCGAACATCAGCAACACTGTGTTGGCGTCATCGCAGGCCATCGTGCAGAACGGCGTGACCGAAGGCCGGACTGTTTCCTACGTCGAGGCGGGAATCTCGGGGTCGACGGTCCGCAAGGCTCGGGTCAGAGCGGGCTTCGGGTGCAGGCAACGTCTCGGGGTTTGCCAGTTCGACGTTTCCCGCTTCCATCGTCGTTGAGGACATCGGGCCGTCGGGCGCCCCGACCTGATGGGTTACTACCTGCTGGACAACCCGCCACGCTCGCCGCAGTTCCACACGTCGAGGGCGAACGCCCCCACTTGGGCGGTGTCGGTCCACACGTCGGAGGGACAGCGAGACGCCGCAGCGTTGGCAGGGTTCATTGCCCGTCGCACCGATCCGGGTTCGTACGCCACGATCGTCGACGCCGACACCACGATCGACATGGTGCCGCCCGAGTTCACCACGTTCTCGGTGGCGGCATCGGGCTACAAGCCGCGCACCTATGCGGTGTGCATCGCTGGCCGGTCCTCGGACCTGTCCGGCGACGATCCGTACACGCTGGCCTGCATCGACCGTCTCGGCCAGGTCATCGCCAACCTGTGGGCGTGGGTCGGCGTGGACGCTGTCTCGGCGAACCGTTGGGTCGGCACCGACGCCCTCGACGTTCCCGGTCTGTTCTGCCACGGCGACGTGCAGCCGTGGGATCGCTCGGACGCCTGGTCGGTCCACCCCGACCGTGGGCGTCTCGACGCCCTGCTCGTCGACGCCGTTCGGCGTCACTCAAACCCGGAGGATGAAGTGAAGCAGTCGATCATGTGGGACAAGCGTGGCGCCGCCTGGCACTGTTGCGGGAACACCCGTGTGGCGTTGACGTCTCCGGCTCAGGTGAACGTCCTCAAGTTCTTCGGTGTCCCCGAGATCGGCACGCCGGGTGCGGGTGGCGTCGAGGATGTGGTGTTGGAGACGATGGCGATCGTGCCCGGCAACGGCGGCACGTTCACTCCGGGCCGTTGACGTGGACTGGGGGCCGCTGCTCGTCGGCATCGGTGCGATCCTGACGCCGCTGACTGCGGTGCTGATCGCGGTGTTGCGCTTGTCTCGTGAGAATCGGCGGCAACACGACGAGAACAAAGAGGCCGCCAACCGTCGGTTCGACGAGTTGCGCGGTGACGTGGCGAACATGGGGTCTCACGTCGACCGGAAGATCGACCGGCTCGAGGACAGGTTCACCGAGCGCATGGATCGCCACGAGAACATCCATCATCGCGGTCGTCGTCGCTGGTAGCCGTATCCGCCCAGGCAGGAGCAGGACTGCATGGCTGATCTGCGTCCCCGCACGCACCTCATCATTCCCGACTGTCAGGTGAAGCCCGGCGTGCCGCTGGACTTCCTCGGCTGGATCGGCCAGTACGTCATGGACCGTCGACCGGACGTGGTCGTGCAGCTCGGCGACTTCGCCGACATGGAGTCGTTGTCGTCCTACGACGTCGGCAAGCGGGTGTTCGAGGGTCGCCGCTACAAGGCCGACATCGAGGCCGCCAACCGGGGCATGGAGATTCTTTGTGCGCCGATGGCCGCCTACAACGCCGCCAAACGCAAGTGGCGCAAGCCGGGCTACGAGCCCGAGATGCACCTGATCCTCGGGAACCACGAGGACCGGATCAGCAGGGCGACGAACAACGACCCGAAACTCGACGGCACCATCGGCCTGTTCGACCTCGACTATGAGGATCACGGCTGGACGGTGCATCCGTTCTTGAAGCCGGTGGAGATCGACGGCATCTGGTACGCCCACTTCTGGGCCAACGGGATGGGTCGCCCCATCGGCGGCGCTGCCGCCACCCGGCTCAAGACGATCGGTCATTCGTTCGTGCAAGGTCATCAGCAGACGTTCGATTACGCCTGCCGGTTCCTCGCCAACGGTCAACGCCAGTTCGGGTTGATTGCTGGCGCCTGTTACCTCCACGACGAGGACTATCTGGGGTTCCAGGGCAACGCCCACTGGCGCGGTGTGGTGATGCTCCACGAAGTCGACGGGCATGGCTCGGCCGATCTCATGCAGGTCAGCCTCGACTACCTGTGCCGCAAGTACGAGGGCGTGACCCTCGACAAGTTCACCGCACGCATCTACTGACCGCAGGGGGTCACGATGTCCGACGGCTATTGGCCGAGCGTCGCCCGTGAAGGTGGCGACCTCGTCGCAGGCGCCAGGGCGCTCTCTACGCCCACCCGTATGACGACTACTCGCAGGTCGTCGAGATCATGGAGGCGATCTGCCCCGATGATCTCGAGGGCACTGTGCTCGGGGCGATCTACCAGATGGTCGCCGTCAAGTTGTCTCGGCTCCGCACCGGCTTCGACCAGGGTTTCACGCCCGACGTGATGCGGGATCACTTCGTCGACGCCTGTGGCTACCTCGACTGTCTTTACGGGGCGTTCCTGCGTGAGCACGAGTACGCCACCGACGAGCTGCTGCTCGACGACGAGGACGAGGACGATGAATGAACGACACCGCCTGGGGGTTCTTGCCGCTCGCAGCCGAACTCGTTGGGCTCGCCGCCATGTGGCTGCTTGTCGGCCGCCGCAGGGCGTGGTGGGGGTGGCTGGTGGTGCTGGCGTTCGTGTCGGCACCGTGGCTGGTGTTCTCGATCACCACGGCCAGATGGTCGTTCCTGTTGCTTTCGATTCTGTGGGCCGTGGTCCACATCACCAACGCGATCCGATGGAGGACCGATGACGACTCCGGCGAACTATCCGCTGACCATACGCATCGGTGACACCGAGACGGTGAACCTCACGATGCAGGACTCGTCGGGTGCGGCGATCAACATCACCGGCCGGACTTACGCCGCGCAGGTTCGGGTCACGCCCGATGCTTCGACGGTTCTGGCCACGTTCGCCTGTTCGATCGTCAACGCTGCTACCGGGAAGGTGGCGGCGACTCTGTCGGCGACGACCACCGCTGGACTCACGCCTGGCGGTGCGGTGTGGGATCTTCAGGAAACCAACGGTGCCACCGTCACGACGCTGCTGTCCGGTCCGGTCACGATCGTGCAGGACGTCACCCGGTCATGAACCAGGAGGTGACGATCCGCATCTCCGACGTCACCATCGTGCGCGTCGGGGACAACATCACTCTCACGCAGTCGCCGTCGAGCGAGATCATCACGGTCGGTTCGGCGGTGTCGGGTCCGGTCGGCCCGCAGGGCGCTACCGGTGCGCAGGGTTCGCAGGGTGTGACCGGTGCGGCGTCGACTGTTCCTGGTCCGCAGGGCACCCAAGGGGTGCAAGGTTCGCAAGGTTCGGTTGGTGCGCAGGGGTCGGTCGGTGCGCAGGGTGCTACCGGTGCGCAGGGTTCAGTCGGCGCTCAGGGGGCCGCTGGCGCGCAGGGTGCTGCTGGTCCGCAGGGTTCGGTCGGCGCGCAAGGCCCGCAGGGGTTCCAGGGTGCGAACGGCGCGCAAGGCTCGGTCGGTGCTCAGGGTGCTGCTGGTGCTCAGGGTGCGGCTGGTGCTCAGGGTGCTGCTGGTGCGCAAGGCCCGCAGGGGTTTCAGGGTGCGAACAGCAGGCGCAAGGCTCGGTCGGCGCTCAGGGCGCAGCAGGCGCGCAGGGTCCGCGAGGGTCCCAGGGTGCAGCGGGAGCCGACGGAGCTCAGGGCCGCAGGGCGCACAGGGCGCACAGGGCGCACAAGGTTCAAGTGGAGTTCTGCGTTCAATCAAGACCGTCACTTCGTCCACATACACGCTGCTCGCCTCAGGACAAGACGAAGATCGTCTACTTCACGTTCAACGGTGCCGTCACCGTCACCGTGCCGTTCAGTCTCGGGCCGGTAGGTGGAGTGCAGGATGGCGAACAGTTCATCCTTGCACGCAACCCCGCAACGGTGGGTTCGACTGGCAAGTTGACGCTCGTAGGCCAGTCAGACGTAGACAACGACATTCTCCATCAACGGGTGCCTCGTCGGTCACGTCATCGACCACATCGGCAAAGACCGTCGTACTCACCGCAGTGGACATTCAAAGCGTCGGCGGGTCGTATGTCGCGTTCGGTGACCTCGACCGTCATGTGGACGTGAGTGCCGAAGCGTCGACTTCCGTGCCCGCCATCTTTCGCGGTGCGGCGTCCCAAACCGCCGATCTTCAGCAGTGGGTTGATTCGTCCAACACCGTCTTGGCTCGCATCACCAGCACGGGAAGATTCGTGTCGACGCAGTCAAGCGACGACGACGATCAAGCGATCCTCGCATCACAGATCTTTCAGTTCAGGAGCAGGGAATGGCCACGTTCAGCAAGCAGATTCTGTCGGCGTTCGACGGGCGGGCAACCGATTTTGGTCACCGCCACCTCGTCGACGGGCACCACAATCCATTCGACGGGAACCTCGTCGTCGGTGCTCGATGAGATCCACCTGTTCGCCTACAACTCGGACTCGGCCGCGATCGTCCTGACCATCCAGTTCGGCGGCACCACGTCACCGAACAACGACATCAAACTGTCGATCCCCGCCACGATCGGGCCTGACCTACGTCGTGCCCGGTCTGATCCTGGCGGGCACGGGTTCAGCAGCACGCACCGTCGCCGCGTTCGCTGCCACAGGCTCGAAGATCACAGATCAGCGGCTACGTCAACAGGATCGCCTAATGGGTCGGTTTCCTGTTCAGTCCCTCACGTCGTCGCAGGTAGCGAACTGGCATCAGATGAATCAGTTGGAATGGATTCCGATTCCATCCCGCGGTGGCGCTCGCCCTGTCGTCACGGGCGGCACGCTCACCAGTGACGCCACCTACTACCGAACTTTCACGGGATCGGGCACGTTGGGTGTGGTCGGGACGCTTGTCGCTGACGTGTTGATCGTCGCTGGCGGCGGTTCGGGTGGTGCCGCGTGTCGAGGCGGTGGCGGTGCAGGCGGTCTGAAAGCGTTGACATCACAGACGTACACGACCGATCAAACGGTCACCATTGGCGGTGGCGGCGCAGCGATGACGCGAACTACCAGGCGGCACTGGGCGTTGCAGGCAACAACGGATCAAACAGCGTGTTTGCCTCAACCACCGCAACGGGCGGCGGTGGCGGCGGTGCTTATCAGAACTCTTGCCGCCAAGACAGGTGGTTCGGGCGGTGGTGCAGCGGGCTACAACTCGGCAGGAGCGAACAGCACAGGAGCGCAAGTGGCACCAGCGGTGAAGGCAACGCTGGTGGAAACTCCGTGAACGGCGGTTCGGGTGGAGGCGGTGGCGCGAGCGCCGCAGGAACCAATGGCACCACAGAATGTCGGTGGCGCTGGTGGTGCAGGATCCTCGTACCTACTCGTCGTGGGGATCAGCAACTTCGACGGGGCAAAATGTGAGTGGCACCTACTGGTATGCAGGCGGCGGCGGAGGAGCCAACTGACGCGAACTCTGGCACCAGGAGGAACGGGTGGAGGCGGCGGTGGTGCTAACGGCGCAAACGGCGGCAACGGAAACTCTGCCAGCTGCCAACACAGGCGGCGGTGGCGGCGGTGTGCGAAGTCGGCATGATCCACAACCGTTCACGGCAGGCGCTGGCGGCTCAGGCGTTGTGATTGTTCGCTATACCACGTTCCGCTGTTGGATGGCTGACGTGGCTCACTTCGCTGAACTCGACGACACCAACACCGTGCTGCGCGTCATCGTCGTCAACAACGACGACTGTCCTTGATCAGAACGGCAACGAGAACGAAGCGATCGGCGCACTGATTCTGCCATCGACTGCTCGGCGGACGGTGGGTGCAGACCTCCTACAACGGTCGAATCCGAGGCAAGTACGCCGCCATCGGTGACGTCTACGACGCCGACCTTGACGAGTTCGTCACGCCGCCGATCCCCGACACGCCTGAACCGTGACCGTCATCGTCGGCGTCCAACACGACACCGACGTCACCATCGGCGCCGACTCGGCCGCCGTCGACGGCGACGACATCTCTACCAGCGTCCCCAAGGTGTTCCGTCGCGGCGACTATCTCGATCGGTTTCGCCGAGTCGTTTCGGGTGGCGCAGGTGATCCAGTACCGGGCCAAGTTCGCCGGCCAGCAGTGCGGCGACGACCTCGAGCACCTGGCGACCGTGTTCGTCGACGAGCTGCGCAAAGTAGTGCGCTCGGCTGGCGCCACCGTCAACGGCGAACCCGACGAACTCCTCGGCCCGCTGCTCGTCGGCTACCGCCATCGGCTCTACGCCGTCGACACCGACTACGCCATCCACCCCGCCGACGGGTACACGGCGATCGGCTCCGGTGCTCCTTACGCCCTCGGCTCGCTGCACGCCACCGACGGCCTGCCCCACCCACGCTCACGGGTCGAAGCGGCACTCCACGCCGCCCACACCCACTGCACCTCCGTCCGCCCCCCGTTCACCATCCACGACCTGTAGGAGTCGCCGTGTTCACCGGATCGTTCTGGACCGACGCCATCGAGCGTGCCGCCAAGACCGTCGCCCAGGCGCTGATCGCCGTGGTCGCCGCCACCAACTTCGACTGGATCTCCGCCGACTGGGCACAGATCGCGTCGATCGCCGCCACCGCCGGTGTCCTGTCGCTGCTCACCTCGGTCGCTTCCGACCGGATCGGTGCCAAGGGCACCCCGTCGATCCTGCCCGCACCCGAGGCCCCCGACCTCCGCAACGTGGCCTGAGTCCCCCGGCTCGCACGGAGCGCGACCCCTGCCCGCGCTCCGACTCGCACGCACCGCCCCCTGGGCGAGCGCTGACTACCAACCGAGCCGGTCACAGACCGCCCCTCTCCCAACAGTTCGGAGGGGGGCGGTTTGCGTTGACGGTCAGCACCTCTCCCGCGGCAACCCGAGTGACGGGGCCAAAGATATTCCCGCTTCACACTCTCGCCGGTCCCGGTTCGACCTTCTCTTTGTACGAACAGGCCACCGATGGCTCCAACGACCAACACTGCACCCACCAGGCAAGCAACTATCGCTGTCCTCGACATCGCAAACGTGAACGAGTACCGGCAGGCCGGGCACACCTTTGCGTTCTGCCCGACCTTCGACGCGCACTTCGGACATTCCTTCGAATCCGCCATTTATCCTCCTCCGCCGCCTACCCCCCACCATAGGGCTAGGAGGCCGCCACAGGGCCACACGGGGCCAATGCGGGCAATGTTCCCTCATGTTCCCACCAACGGAAACGGCACCGCTGTGACGTGGGGAAACGTCACGGACCGCGATCACTGGGTGACCGTGTGCCCACTGCGCGGTCAGGAAAGCGGCCAGCCCGGTGGTGGTCCCCACCCCGGCCCTTCGCCGCTTCCTTTAGCGCCAGACCGAACGCAATGCGCTGCTCCGGCGTGGACTGTCTACTCCCGCGCCACACCGGCACGTTACCGCCGATCGCCCTAGGCCATTCCTTGGGTTAGTGGGTAATCCTTGACATCAAGGAAATACCTTCTGTACGGTACGCCGCCATGGACGCACCGCAGGCAACACCGAAGGTCCCCACGGCCCGACTGATCGACTCGGCCGAGCTCGCCGACTGGCTCGGCGTCAGCCCCCGCCAGGTCCGCAAGTGGGTCGAGACGGGGACGATCCCCGTCACCCGCCTCGACCGACGCATCCGGTTCGACGTCGTCGCCATCGAGAAGTGGCTCAAGCGCCAGACCGCAGGTGCGGCATGACCGCCGCCCGCTGCCTCGTCTGCAACATCTGGATCGCCCCGTTCGGCGGCGCCGACATCGCCGCCCTCATCCTCGCCCACCTCGAAACCCACCGTCGGCCACCGGCCGCACCGGTCCCGGCAGGTGCAGCATGAGCGACCGGACCCAAGGACTCCTCGGCATCTTCGGGCTGCTGTTCCTCGCCAGCCTCGAAGGCCCCGTCGACTGGATCAGCCGCAACCCGTCGGTGCTGCTGTGGCCGACGCTGGTCATCATTCTGGTCAGCGTCGCCGTCGTCATCTTCGAGACCGCGAGGCCGCGGTGAGAGACGCTGCTGCTCGGAGCCGTGCTGTTCGTCATCGGCGTGTTCGCCGCCACCCTCGTGGCCGTCATGGCCGGTGCGCTGTGAGCAACCCGTCGAAGGACGAAGGGTCGCGGGCCGAGCGGATGGTCGCGAACTACCTCACGTCACTCGGCATTGCCTGCGAACGCATCCCCGCCGGTGCCACCGCGGATCGCGGAGACCTGTGGGTGCCACTGATCGAGTTCCCTTCGATCGACGTGAAAGACCACGCCGCCATGCGACTCGGCGAATGGGTCGATCGCGCCGCCGAACAGGCCCACAACGCCGGACGACGCGGCGGGATCGTCTGGCACAAACGACGCGGCTTCGTCGATCCGGGCAACTGGTTCGTCACGACCTCGGGCGAGATGTTCCTGGCACTCATGGAGATCCGATGACCTTCGACCGCACCGCCTCACAGACCCTCTACAACCGGCTGCACACTCAGGTCGCCGACGGCGACATCGACGGCGAAACCGTCCTCGACGCCCTCGACCAACTGAACTTCGCATGGGAACGCGTAGCGCAACTCGAGCAGCTCGTCGCCCACCTCGAGAACCAGTGCCGAACGGTGGGTGCCCTGTGACGACCTGGCGGGAGCACGCCGCGTGTCGCGGCATGGAAACCAACCTGTTCTACCCGGCACGCGGCGACTACGAGGCGGTGCGAGCCGCCAAGGCGGTGTGCGCGTCGTGCCCGGTGTCCGACGAGTGTCTCACCGAAGTGCTCGTCGACACTCGGTCGTACGACAACGCGGGATCTTCGGCGGGACCACGGCGATCGACCGCCGCCAGTTGCGCCGTCGACTCGGGATCTCCGAGACCAACAACCACAAGCCGGTTCTGCCGTGCGGCACAGCAGCCGCCTACCAGCGACACATGCGCAAAGGCGAACCGGCGTGTGCCGAGTGTCGGGCAGCGAACTCGCTGCGCAACGCCGAGCGATACGAGCAGCGACCACAAGCAAAGGCGGGAGCATGACCCTGACAGCACCAGCAACCGAGACTCGACGTGACCGATGGGGCCGGTACCTCGTCGTCCCGCCCGACGGCGGAAAGGCGGTCGGCTACACGCGGGCCACCACCATCGCCAAGACCCTCGACGACCAGTCGAACCTGATGTTGTGGTCGTCGCGGATGGTGGCCCTCGGCCTCGCCCAGCGGCCCGACCTGCTGGCGATCGTCGCCACCCTCCCCAACGACGACAAGAAGGCCCTCAACGACGTCTGCGAGCGGGCCAAGGAAGCGGGTGGGGCGACCGTTCGTCGTGACCTCGGCACCGCGATCCATTCGATGCTGGAGCAGTCGTGGACCGATCCCGGCTACACCGCACCACCGGCGTTCGCCGCCGACATCGACGCAGTGCATCGGGCACTGCACCTAGCGGGCCTCACCGTCGTCGGGATGCACGAACGCATCGTCATCAACGACACCCACCAGGTGGCCGGGACGTTCGACCTCATCGTCGCCGACGCCGACGGCACCCTCTACATCTCCGACGTCAAGACCGGATCGGGCATCGACGCCGGAGCGGTCGGCTATGCGTTGCAACTCGCCATCTACGCCACCGCCGATGCCCTCTACACCCAAGGGGCCGCCACTGACGGCTCCGACGACGTGCGTGAACCGATGCCGAACGTCAGTCGGGAACGGGGCGTCATCATCCACGTCGAACCGAACAGCGCCCGGTGCGAGTTGCACTGGATCGACCTCACCGTCGGCATCGCCGCCCTCGACCTGGCGATGCAGGTGCGCAACCTGCGCAAAGCGAAGCCGCTCGCCCCCATCGAGCCGAAACCGGCGATCACCCTGGCGATGGTCGAAGCGATGTTCCCGGCACCGTCGACGTGACGCCGACCGAGTTGGTCGACGACGAGTGGCGGCAGTGGATCACCGACCGCATCGGACAGATCGCCGCTGCCGGTCACATCGACGACCTCGCCGCCCGCTGGCCCGCAGACCTGCCCACGCTCCGCTCCGGCGACCGGATCACCACCGCTCAGGGCGAGACGATCGCCGCCCTTTGCGCGCAGGTCGAAGCGAAACCACCAGATGCCGTTCGGCGACGGCGCACCGGCCAAGCGACACCAGCCCACCGAACGCCCCGAACCACGGCCCGACTACGTCGCCCCCGACGAAGGAGCCACGATCGGCCAGGCCGACGTCAAGCACATCAACGAGGTGATCGCCACCCTCGACGCCGACGCCCGCCAGTGGCTCGTCGAGATCGTCAAGTCGACCAACGCCGGAGGCCGCGACATTCGCATGAGCGGTGCCGGTGCCCGCCGCACCGAACGACGCCTGCGAATCGTCGAAGCCCTCGTCGCCGTCGCACCCCACGCCGACGACGAACTGCTGCGCGCCCTGCTGTCGATCGCCATTGGCGACGAGGTGCAGCCGGGCCACCACCTGGGCCGCACCGTCGGCTCACTGTCAATCGACGAGGCGACCCGCCTCCGCAAGCTCGCCGACGCACTCGACGACCTGACCCTCACGATCGCCTACGGCGACGACGGTTCGGTCCGAGTGATCGGTGACATCCAGTCCGCAACCGCGGCCTGACCACGACCCACGAAAGAGCAGGGAACCAACATGAGCATCGACCCGAGCATCTACGAGGATCAGCAGCGAACCGGCGGCAGTTGGGTCAAGTGGTCCGACAAGAACGTCGGCGACGTCGTCAAGGTCGTCGTCGAGTCGGCCGTGAAGCGCCAGGCCACCGAGTTCGGCACCAAGTCGCCGCTGACGTGGAAGGACGGGTCGCCGAAGACAGGAACTGATCATCACCGGCACCGATCCCGACACCGGTGACGCTGTCAACCTCGTCATCAAGTGGTGGGGCAACCAGAAGCGGGCGTTCGTGTCCGCCATGAACGGCGCTCCCCTCGAGGTCGGCGGGACGTTCGCCCTCCAGTGGACCGGCACCGAGGAGCCGACGTCACCGGGCCTCGCCGGAGCAAAGACCTGGAAGGCGCAGTGGAAGGCGCCGGCCAAGGCCGCCATCTCCGTCGAGGACCTGATCTGACAGACCTCGCCGCACTGGCCCCCTCCGGTGCGACGACCGGCCCGGCCGACCCAACCCCCGCCCAACGGTCGGCCGGGCCACCCCCTCCCACCCACGATCGAAAGGCGTCACCGTGGCCCAAGAGCCCCACCTCAACATCATCAGCGACCGACAAGGACGCCACTACGTCGAGGTGGCCCAAGGCGCCGACCGCATCACCCTCACCCCGCACTCCTGCCCGACGAAGCAGTCCAGGCACTCGCTCGCATCCGAGCCGCAACCGGACTACCCGTCGGACGCGGCGGCTGATGCGTCACTACCCCACCATGGACGAACTCGCCGAACTACTCGACAAGGCCATCGACGCACACCAACGCGACGTCGAACGGCGACTCATCGAATCCGAACGACGCAACGGAACACTCGCCGCCGCCGGACGATCCCTCGCCAACGTCGTCCGCACCGCTCTACGCCACGGCGACATCACCAACACGTCCGTCGAACCGGCCCGCACCAGCACTCACCCAATGGGACCACGCAGACAAGCGAGCAGCGCCTGGCACTGCCGCCGCTGCGACACCCACATCGCCACCGCACTGCCCGCCACCGCCGTCCTGTGCGCCCCTGCACCCGATCTCGAGGAGGAACCCGATGCTGGCATGGACCCCGAAGAACCACAGCAGGCGTCGCCGCCTGCGGCGTCCTGATCGCCGCCGCCTTCGCCCTCGGCCGCTGCTCGGCACCCACCGCAGCAGCCGAAGCGGCACCGATCGAGTTCCACGCCACCTCGTGGGACACCGACGCCGCCACCGCCCACGCCCTGGCGCAGCTCGAAGCGTGGATCGCAGCGACCACCACCACGACGACCGTGGCGGCCCGCGTAACGCCCGCCGTCATGCCCACCGGCGACAAGTGGGACCGACTGGCCCAATGCGAGACCCGGTGGCGACTGGCACGAGAACACCGGCAACGGGTTCGGCGGCGGGCTCCAGTTCGCCCACGGCCCCGGCTGGTCGACGTGGCCGGGCCTTCGGCGGCACCGAGTTCACCGCCGACCCGTGGGACGCCACCCGTGAACAGCAGATCGTCGTCGCCGAACGAGTCCTGGCTCGCTCCGGTTGGGGCGCCTGGCCCGGATGCGCAGCGAAGGAGGGATGGCGGTGAACGAGAGCGACGTGAAGCGGTGCCCGAAATGCGCCCGCTACCTGCCCCTCACCCAGTTCGGACCGCGACCGCCGAACCCGAGACCAGCTCACCGTACCGCTGCAACGACTGCCGCGGCAAACACCCCCAGGAGGACGTGTGACGGAATCAAGACGCCGACATCACCGAAGTGCTGCGGACCTGCGCCACCGAACGCAACCACGTCGGCACCACCACCGTCGCCGCCGACCTGCTCACCAACGCCGCCGACGAGATCGAGCAGTTGCGGACGGTCATCACCGAATGGTGCGACGCGACCCGAGCGATCGGAGCGACGACGGCGACCGAACACGCAGTCACATTCACTGCACTCCGCAAGGCGGTCGGGCGATGAGCAAGTATGCATGGGTCGGAGACTGGCGCTACGTCACCCGTGAAGATGCCCAACTGGTTGCGGAAGCGAACGCTCGCTGCCATCAAAGCCGAGTACGGATTCACCGACCTGGTGGCTGTTGTGCAGGAGTGGGTGGACTTTCCGCTGCCCAAGTTCACAGCAATCGTTCGCACGGAACAGATGGATCAGGCGGTCGGGCGATGATGTACTCATTCAACCGCGAAGAGCAGGACAAGATCGACCGTCAAGCGATGGAAGAGATCATCCGAGAGCAGCGCGACGAGATCGAGCGACTGCGGACGCTGCTCGGCCAGTGGTCCGACGCCGGTCAACTCGCCAACCGGCAACTCGAAGAACTGCTCCACATTGAGGAGCCGCACATATGAGCGTCACGCGCATCGTCAAGCGCAGCCTGCCGGACCACTCCGGTGAGGACATCGAGGTCATCAACGACTGGTGCCACATCGGCACGCTCACGTTCGACAGCAAAGGCAACAGCACCTGGACCGACGCACCCGGCCAGCAGCCGCACCGGCGGTGGCCGTTGAAGCGGAAATACCGCAACCGATAACCACGAAAGGCAGGGAACCCGACGTGACCAACCCCAACGACATAATCGACGCCTACGAGGAACTCAAGCGGCTCCACGCAATCCTCGGCGGCGACACGCTCCAGCAGCTCATCGACCGCATCGCCATGACGCCTTACGTCATGCCCGTCAACGAACCCGAGCCCTCGCCGCCGGTCCGCCTTGTCAGCGAACCCGACAGCACCGACGGCTGCCCCTGGTGCTCCGAGGAAGTCAACGCCCGCAAGCTCTACCGCCACGTCATCACCCGCCATCGCGACGACCTCGAAGAGGTCTACGCCGACGACGGCGTGAAAGGCATCCAGGAGACGTTCACACTCAACTACCAGACCGCCTACGGATGGGCGCAACGGATGACCGGAGAAGCAGCGTGAGCGCAACGATTTGGATGAGGCACGCAGGCGAAGCCCGTGACTCGATGGGGAATCCCGTTTCGGTCCACGCTCGAAGCCGTCGTCGCCGAGCAGTTGGACGTGCTCGGAATCGAATGGGCGTACGAACGAGGTCTTGAGGACTCGATCCAGTACCTCCCGGACTTCACTATCCTCGGCGAACCCGACCCCGCCTATCAAGCGCCCGCGTGGATTGAGGTGAAACCGGCCGATCTGCTGTATCGGGCACGCGATTACTTCGGAATCGCCGAGCGGTTCGACGACGACATCGCTACCGACGCAACGCTTGAGGATTTCAAGCAAATCAACCCCGACCTTGAGCTTGCCGAAGCCGAAGTTCCTTGCCGAACGAAGCGGACAAAACGTACTGGTCGTCTCTCACATCAACGCGACCAGCCGCTTGTCGATCCTCATGAATGCAACCGGCGCAGTGTTTCGCGGCAGTCACCCGCTGGTGAACTGGTCAAAGGTCATGAAGGAACGCGAAAGGGCCGACCAGGCCGCACGGTGGCGAGCAGAGCACGAAGAGCGGATAAACGCTGAACGTGTGCGTCGATTGGTCGATGAGTGCCGGCGCGAGAGAGAAATCCATGCAACCGCTCTGCGTAATCGTGAAATCTTCCGGTCTGTTGATCATCGTGAGGCGCAATATTCACAGACGTGTTGCGTTTGCCGCCACGATCAGATCGCAGAGGCATTGCGCGTCTACAACTTCAACGGCAAATGGTTGGCGTGCTGTAAGGCGCATCTTCGATGACGCCGATCGACCTGGTGCTTGAGCAGCTCGCTGCCTTCGGGCACCCCGCCAAGAAGGTCGGGAACTCGTGGATAGCCAGGTGTCCCAGCGCACCCTGGACAAGACACCCTAGCCTCTCTATCAATGAAGGCAAGCGACAGACAACGCCGATCCTGCACTGCTACGCCGGCTGCCCCATCGAGGCCGTCCTTGACCGCTGTCAACCTTGACGTCACGCAACTGTTCACACCCAAAGACAGGACCAGTCAGCGCCCTCGGTGACATCGTCGCTTCCTACGACTACACCGACGTCAACGGTAAGCCGCTTCTCCGGGTCAACCGCTTCTACCCCGAAAACGTTTCGACAACAACACTGGAACGGAACCGCCTGGATCAACGGCAAAGGCGGCGCACCAACCGTCCTTTATCGCCTTCCCAAAGTCCGAGCCGAAGCCGACCGGAACGGCGTCGTCTGGCTCGCCGAAGGCGAGAAGGACGTACACGCCCTCGAGGCAGCCGGCGTCGTCGGCACCTGCAACGCCGGCGGCGCAGGCAAGTTCAACGCCACTCACGCCACTCAACTTCAAGGCGTCAGTCTCGTCGTCATCGTCGTCGACAACGACGCACCCGGCTACGACCACGCCCGCAAGGTCGCCGGCGAACTAACTCTCAACAAGATCCCCTACCAGTTCGTCATGGCCGCCGAAGGCAAAGACGCCGCCGACCATCTCCGCAATCACGGCCTCGACGAGTTCATCACGGTTGCCACCCTTGAAGCCGCCGATCCCGCTGAAACTCAACCCAACCCGATCCCACTGGACACGGGGCATCGTCACGGCCCGCCGTTCCCGTTGCACGCCGTACCCGAATGGATCTCCAAGATGTGCACCGAAGTCGAATGGTCCTACCAGGTGCCCGCCGACCTCCCCGCCATGCTGGCCCTCGGATGCCTGTCCACCCTCACCGCCGGCAAGATCCGCATCAACGTCGAAGGCACCAACTGGACCGAACACACCAACCTCTACCTCGTCACCGCCATGCCGCCCGGGTCGGGCAAGATCGCCGGTGTTCGAGGAAATGACCAAAGCGGTCCGTGAGATCAGAGAAGCGGTCACGCGCCCGGGCAAAGACGATGTCCCACGAGATCGAGGCGAAACGGTCGATGCTCGACAAACGCCGCACCGAGATGCAGAAGTCATCCGATCCGGGCGACAGCGACCATCCGGGCACTCGCCGAAATCATCGGCCAAATCGACGACCTCGAGCGCCCGTCGGACGGAACCATGGTTGTCGAGGACATCACCCCCGAAGCCCTCGTCGAATCACTGGCCGAGAACAGCGGGCGCCTGGCACTGCTGTCGTCCGAAGGCGGAGTGTTCGACATGATGGCCGGCCAATACATGGACCGTGGCAAAGCCACCAACCTCGCCGTTTACCTCCAAGGCTGGTCAGCCGACGAGGTGCGACGCAAACGGCGAGGATCGGCCGACTACATCATCAACGAAGCCATCCTCACCATCTGCATCACCACGCAGCCCGGAGTCGTCGCCACCCTCGGAGCCAACGAAGAACTGGTCCGCAAAGGCGTCCCCACCAGATTCATGTATTCGGTGCCGCCATCACTCGTCGGATACAGGGACCGCAGCAAAGTCCGCACCACCGTCTCCGACCACGTCGACAACCTCTACAACCAGCTCATGGTCCAGATCGGCGACCGATGCCTCTCCGTTGAACACCCCACCACCCTCCTCCTCGACCACGAGGCGTCCGAGGTGTTCATCGCATGGGACCAGGACCTCGAGGGGCGTCAACGCCCCAAGGGGGACCTTGCCGACCGGGCCGAATGGGCCGCCAAACTCCGGGCCTCCGTGCTGCGCGTCGCCGGGCTGCTCCACGTCGCCCACAACGCCGTGGAGGGGCCACGGTCAGCCTACGGCGACATCGGCCTCGCCACCCTCAACGACGCCATCACCATCGGCACCTATTGGCTGGAACACGCCGAGGTGATCGAACGACTCTGGACCGACGACGCAGACCTCAACCGGGCCGCCCTGCTGCTCGACCTACTCGTCGACCGCGCAGGTGGACGAGTTCACCCTGCGGGACGCCTACAAGCCTCAAACGGGGCACCTTTCCCACCGCTGCCGAGGCGATCGCCCCGCTACAGATCCTCGTCGACCGCCACTGGGTGATGCCCCACCAGCCCGAACCGGTCGCCGGCACCGGCAAAGGCAACCGGTCACAACGCTTCACCCTGCGATCTGACGCAGCGTCAGTTCTTCGCGCAACCGCGCAACCCGCGCAACTCGACCCCGAACCCGATGAAGTTGCGCGGGTTGCGCGGGTTGCGCGTAGAAGAACGGGTTTCCACCCACCCACCCATACCCCCGAATCCACGCCCCAAATCACCAAAACCCTCGCGCAACCCGCGCAACCCGCGCAACTTCCCGCAACCGGAACCGACGGCGACCCCGACTACCCCGTCTACGTCTAGGAGATCCACACCATGAACACCTCCGCCCAGCACCTCGAACGATCGACCCTCGAAGCCCTCGCCAGGCTCACCGCCATTCAGCGGGACATCCGTGCCGCCTACCTGGCGCTGCGGGACTCGCAGCCGGGCTACCCCACCGCCACCGGCGGCGGAGGCAACAAGCCCAGCCTCGACGCAGCGGGCAACCCGCCAGGACTCGACCGCCACCTCCACGCCCTCGACCTCGCCGCCACCGACCTGCGCCAACTCGTCGCCCGGTGCGCCAGGTCGGCCCCGTCACCGTGCAGTTGCACGACATCGTCAACCGGTGGGCCCACTCGCCCGATGCACCCGACCAGCCTCGACGCCAAGTGTCCGGCGGCGACTGCGTGGCGTGTGGAGCGTTCTGCTCGGGGTGCGGTCAACGACCGGCTTCGGGCAGGGTTGTGCGTGGCCTGCTACGCACCACCACCGTCGGTGGGCCGTCGAGACGGGTGGCGATCGTGGCGACTGGATGCTGGTGCGACGGCGTGAGCTCGAGAACGCCGACGAGGGTGCGGCGTGAATGGTTGCATGGTTGCATCCCCGATCCCGTTGCCGGTGGGCAATCGTTGCGTGACGACACGAAACCGTGGTATTTTCCTGTCATCTTCGGCGTCGCGTGCATCAGCACCGGCGCCGTTTGCGTTCTGAAAAAAGACGGGGGGTAGGGGTGGCTTCCAGAAACCCATACGCCGGCCGATCCACCCGTCAGTGGCACAGGCTTCGTGAGCGAGTCTTGAAAGAATCCGACATCTGCTGGCTGTGCGGTCAGCCAGGTGCCGACACTCTCGATCACATCGTTCCGTTGTCGGTGGCTCCGGCACCTTGCCGAGTCGCCGGACAACGTGGCACCCGCCCATCGCTCGTGCAGCAACAGCTCGCGGTGGAGCGCTGCATGGAGCACTGCGGTGCGGCCGCTGCCGACCTCTGAGGCATGGTGACCTGAGGGCACCCCCCGCCGCCCCGGGTTCCTGTTGCGGCTACAGAGATACAGCAATACGGACCTGAACCAAGGACATCCGC